GCTGATCTTGCGCTCACCGGCCGCCAGAAGCTCTAGGAGGCGACGCTGCCACGGGTCGGGGGTTACGCCTAGGACCTCCTCCACGAAGGCCACAGGGGCCGCGTGGTAGCGTTTGACGAAGGCGAAGTAGGGGTTTTCAGAATTTTTCATACGGTCCGTGTGGGGTTACGCAAGCGCCGCCCCCCCGCCGGGGCCCCCCTGCCGGGGGGGGGTCGCGGGCAAGGGGGGAGTTATCCACAGGTTATCAACAGGTTATCCACAGGATATCCACAGAGTTACCCACAGAAAGGGGGGATTGTCCGCAGGGCGGTCACAATCGCCCCGATTTAACATAATGGGTGTTATACGCACTACGCGCCGTAACCCCTTGCGAATCAAGCACTTGCGCCGTGCGTGCGCTTGCGCATCGGTGCCGAGCGCGTGCTGATCGCCAGGCCGTGAGTTATCCACAGGTTATCCACAGGTTACTCACAGGTTATCCACAGATGTGTCGCGCGCGCCAGCATCCGACCGCGACGATGTGTCGCGCGTCAGCTTTTCCGGTTCCTGAGTGCTCACGGTGCGCATCAGGTTACGCACGGCCTCGAGGTGCAGCTGCGTCGTGTCCGTCACCTTGATGTCCTGCTGGATCTTGTTGCCCCATCGCTTCACATCCATCCGCTCGGCCAGCCATTGCCGCGCAGACATCGCCACCTTCGCGGCGTTCGGGTCCATCTGCTCGGCCTCGACCTTCTCGGCCAGCTGCTCGATGCGTTCGGCATTCGCAAGCGCCCTCGCGTTGCGCACCATCTCGTAGCGCTCGCTCAATTCCGGGTCCTTCTGGATGCGATCGAACAGCACCGAGTAAGGAACGACGCTGCCGTCTCCCGTGAATGATCGCAGAGAGTTACCTTCGCCTAAGTGAATCCAGAGCTGGTCCCAGAAGTCTTGGGTCTTCATCAGCTCTTGGGCCTTCTCACGCTTGGCGCGCTTGATTGGTGTCCCAGGCATCAGTCGCTCACGTGCACGTAGGTCGTGACGTCCTCGTAGTCCATGTCATAGCCATCCAGCGCCACGATGTCGAAGTTGGAATAGGTGCGCCTCGGCCTCTCGGCCTCGACCCGCCTCGGTTGTCTCTCAAACTTCGGCCGCTTCTCATCCGCATAGACCCGGCGCCAGACTCGCTCGGTCGTGGAGAACCGAAACCCGCAGGCCGTGCATTCTCTTCGCCGTCGAGCCTCCGTGTCGAACTGGTAGACCTTGACGACCTCAGACGGCCGGCTGCACTTCGGGCATTTCATCTTTCGGGCAACTGCGGCTTGACCAAGGCCAGCCAGTCATCCAGTCGCTGGATAACCAGGAACTCGCGCTTATCGCCTCGGCACACGACCGCCGGGATATCGTAAGGCGCACAGGCCGCGGTAGCCTGGTCGACCCATTCGTAGACCGCGATAGCTTTGCGACGCTTGACCTCTAGGACCCAGCGGGCAAGACGGATGTCCGCGCCGCCGTCTCTGGCCTGCCCCAAGATCCGATTGGTCTGCCACCCCGTCTTGTCTGTGATGATCTTGCAGACCTCTCGCTCGGTCTCTGCCCCGCGTTGTCGTTGTCTCAGCCCCATGTCTCACCATCTCGCAGTAATGCGGCCCAAGTCTACAGCACGGCACAGGTCAGCAATCAAGGGCCTGAGCTTCTTGGACATCCGCGCCCGGCGCTTGGTGTCTCTCGTCGCGTTGCGTCGAGCCTCGACCTTTCGCCAATAGTAGGCCCGATGATACTCGGCCCTGTCCGTCTTCGGCTTCGACCGCCAATGGTCTGGATGCCTCGCCTCGTCGACCGCATTTATCACGATGGCCTTGATTGCGTTCTGCTCAATGGTAGCCCGGGCGGCGATCGCCAGCTCCTCGAGCGTGTGGCCGGACTTCCTCGCGGCGAGCTTATGGTGCCGATGAGGCCGGCCGCCGGTGTTCTCGGTCAGGCAGATCGGGCAGAGCTTCACTTCTTCGCCCACTTGGACTTGTGGTCGTATATGCCGTTGCGCTTCGGAGGGTCGTCGAACTTCCGCTCCTCGGCCTCGGCCTTGGCCGCCTCGGTGGTCTCGAAGACCCCGAGCCACTTTGGGATGACCCTGCCATCCGCCCCATGAGCCCAGAGCACATGGCGCACCTTGCCGTCGACCTTGGACGACATCACAGCAAACCGACCGCACCCGGTCAGGAGCCCCCACTTGTCGTCCTCCTTCCACTCGAGCGGCCCCAGCCTATCGAACCGGATGATGCCCTGGCTCATTGCGCCCACCCCGGCCGCTTGCCGACCTCGCCCTTGGCGTCCTGGTAGTGGACGACCTTGGCCCCGAAGTGGGCTTGGAAGGTCTTGGCCACCCGGAACCCCTCCTCACCCAGCCCGTCGACCATCCTCCGGCCGAAGGCCGTGTCGGTCTTGGCTGGTTCAAGTTCCAAGGCCGGGTACGGTACAAAAGGTACGAGTCCTAAAGGACTCTCGTACCTTTCGTACCCGGTTCGTACGGTACGAACGGGTACATTTCGTACCTTTCGTACTTTTCGTACCTGATTCTGTCTCATTTTTGCCACAGTTACTTGCCCTCCCTCGACAGTTTGTAGCCCCCGACGGTGCCCGTCATGAAGGGCGAAAAGGCCAGCGCCTCGGCGGCCGCGTGGGCGGTCGTCTTGCTCATCGCCGCCTCCCTGCCGATCTGGCGCAGGTCCGGCAGCGACCAGATCATCTCCGAGTCGCTGCCCCTCTGGCGCTCCCTCAGCGCCGTCAGCAGCTGCCGCTGCGCCTTGCCCTGCGGCATCGGCTCGCGCTCCTTGCGCCCCGCCGCGGCGGTCTCGCGCATGACCAGAGACTTGACCCGCTCGCCGTACTTGTCGGCGCGCCCCAGGTCCACCTCGGTGGCCTCGTAGGCGACCGGCGCCATGCTGGCGGTGTCCTTGAAGCGCTCGCGGGTGACGTTCACGACCATCGCCTGGACATCGGGCCGCTCGACGATGTACTCGGCGTCCGGGTTGGCCATGAGCGCCGACGCGCCTCGCGGGCGCTTGCTGTCGCCGTGGCCCGAGTGCGCCACGAGCAGCACCGTGGCGCCGTACCGCTCCCGCAGCCCGATCGTGAGCTTGGATAGGTACTCGGCCACCTCCTGGTTCGAGTTCTCGTCGAGCCCGGCGGAGAACTTGCTGAAGGTGTCCACGATAATCAGCGCCGGGCGGATGCCGGCCTCGTCGATGCCCTGCTGGAGCGACCCCATGTCCGACTCGGCGTTGAGGTTGGCGACCGACTCCAGCGCAAGCAGCCGCAGCTCGTCGAGGGTGCGACCGTTGCCGTGCTCCTGCACCCACGCCTCGGCGCGCCTGCCGAGCCCCGCGCCCTCGCCTGAGAGGATGACGACCGGGTTCCCGGCGGCGGCTATGCGCATGGCCCAGTCGAGGGCGATGAACGACTTGAACGACGCGCGCGGCCCGGCGAGCACGGCGAGCACGTTGGCCTCGAGCACGTTGTGGATCAGCCAGGTAGCCTCGCGCCGCTCGGCGACGATCTCGCCGATGGCGCGCAGCGTGAGCCGGCGTCCCGTCGCGTTCGTGGCGCCCGGCGCTACCGCCGCAGCATCTGGCTCAAGGCTGCGGACCATGCCGCGCGCCTCGGGCGCATCCTGCCACGCGCCAACTGGCGGCGACTCTTCGAGCTGCGCCGGCACGGCTGGCGTGCTGATGCGCACCTCTGGGCTGGTGCCCGCGAACTTGCGCACGGCGCTCGCCGCCATCGGCTCGATGCGGCTGCGCAGGTCTATGCCGTCGCCGTTCATGCTCGACCCGTTTGCGAGCAGATCCTCCAGCGCGGCCACGATATCGTCGTAATCAAGCCCGCGCGCGGCCCAGCGGCTTGAGAGCTTGAGCATCGCCTCATAGCGCCCCTCGCCGCGGTTAAAGGCCTCGAGCAAATCCTTGTTGGTGCGGGTGTCGCGCCCGGTCTTGGGGTCGGTGCCCTGTGCCTGGTGGTACAGCGGCTCAAGGTCTGACGCCTCGTCCACGCAGCGGCCGTGGGTCTCTAGAAACTTGTAGCGGGCGCCGCGCACCTGGCCGAAGTAGAAGGACTGGGAGAGGGTGAACGACTCACGCGAGGCGATACCGCCCAGGGCGCGGTTGGCGCGCGCGACGAAGTAGGCCCGCTGCGCCGGCAGCGCGGCCTCGGAAAGCGGCAGGATGGCGCGCCAGCGCGGTGCGCCCTCGGTGTAGGACGCCGAGGTATAGATCACCGAGGTAAGCCCGGCGGCCTGCAGCCGCGCCTGTCCTTCCTCTGGGGTGACGGACTCGTTGTCGTAGTCCACCTCAATGCCGTAGACGCGCACGACATTCCCAGCGTGGCGCAGGTAGCCCTTGTCGGACGGGTTGTCCCCGTACTCGCAGAGAGAGAGCAGCGGGCAGGCGGCCTTCGACATGTACGCCGGCGGGTTGGCTAGGGTTCGGACGAGCTCGACCCATGGCGCGTCGGCGTGCTCGGTCTTGGCCTTGGGCCACACATCCGGCCACACGGTGTAGGTGATGAGCGGGCCGTGGTCGCCGGCGCGGGTGATTGACTGGGTGCTCATGGGTAGATATCCGGCCGCAGGGCCTTCCTAGATACACCGGTCGCTGCCTCGACGGCAAGCGCGCGCAGCGGCGGCACGCGCCCGGCGAGCACCCATTGATGCACGGCCTGCGGCTTGACCTTGAGTTTACGGGCCAGCGCGGTCTGTCCGCCCGCCTGGGCGACCGCGTGGAGTAGCGCCGCGTGTGGCGGCTGGACTTTGGGTTTAGGCATAGCGCCGGGAGGGTAGCAAGTGCGCCTTGAGGCGGCAAGGGCGGCGGCTGAAAAATATTTTCAAGAAAGGCTTGACACGCCTCCCGGCCTCGTTCAGTATGCATTCCACGGGCGGCGATGTTGCCGACCGGAAGCGACAGAAGGAGACAAAAATGAACGTGATCATCACCGAGCAGCTCACCAAGACCTACGGCAACACCGGGCGCTACACCTTTGTCACCGGGGAGTGTGGCAAGCACAGCGCCACGGTCACGGTCGCGCCGAACTACATCAACATCCGCGTTTGCAACGCCGCCCACCGCGCCTGGAAGGGCATGGGCAAGACCTTCGCCACGGTCGAGCAGGCGCTCGCCAATTACCGCACCGCAGAGATCCGCGCCATCATCCAGGCCGCGCGCGACGCCGCCACGACCGCCGCGCAGGTGGCAGCATGACTCCCCTCGAGACCGCCTTCTGCGCAGCCGTCGGGCTTCTGGCGCTGATTTTCTTCGGCGTCTTGGCGCTCTTTATGTACGCGCGCCCCGCGCCGTGGCCGTGCCTGCGCGACCGCCGCGAGCGGCTGCCGCACCCGACCATCCGCGCGCGCGTCGTGCAGCCGGGCAAGTATTCGCGGTGGTTCGTATGAGCGCCCCCGTCGACAACTTCTACAAAAGCCTTGAGCGCACGATGGGTCTGCGCGTGGACGCCGCGAGCGTCACCGCCCCGACCCGCGCGCGACTCTGCGGCGTCAGCGTCGGCGAGTTGGCGCAGGCGCTGCGGTTCTCTGGGCTTTCCATTTTTACGGGCCACGACGGCGTGGTCGAGATCCGAAGAGTCGATTCAACAACCCAAGAAGGAGAGAAGCGATGAGTCTGTTTGTTAGCGCCGCCTCTGGCGGCAGTTTCGAGCCCCGCAAGCCCATTGAGGCGGGTGCGTATGCGGCCGTGTGCGACATGGTGGTGGACCTTGGCGTCCAGCCCTCCCCGGGCGGCCAGTTTGCGCCAAAAAGGACCGTGGTGCTGCGGTTCCAGATACCGGAGATCCGGGTCGAGATCACGAAGGACGGCGAGACCAAGAGCCTCCCGGCGGTCATCAGCCGCACGGTTGGCCTGTCGCTGAACGAGAAGAGCACGCTCTACGCGCTGCTGACCTCGTGGCGCGGCCGGGCGTTTACGCCGGAGGAACTCAAGAAGTTCGACCTATCGAAAATCTGCGGCAAGCCGGCGTTCATCAACATCACGCACAGCGTGAAGGGCGACCGGACATACGCCAACCTCACGTCCATCATGCCGCTGCCGAAGGCGATACCGGCTCCGGTGATGGAGGGCGAGGCGCTGGTGTACTCGACCGACGAGCCGAACGGCGCACTCTTCGACAAGCTGCCGGGCTGGATGCAGGACAAGATCGCCGCCCGCATCGTGGACGCGCCAAAGCCTGCCCCGAAGGCTGCCGCCGCACCCGCGGCGTTGGCGTCGGACTTCGCCGACGACGACCTGGCGTTCTGACCATGCCCACGCCACGACAAGGCTATAAGGCAGCCGACGGGAAGAAGATCCCGTCGGTCACCACGGTCCTCAAGATCAAGGACCCCGGCGCGCTCATCAACTGGGCGTACAAGCAGGGCCGCGAGCACGGGCTGCTGGAGGGCCAGGGAAAGGACGCGCCGGGCGGCTTGTACGAAGGCTCGGACATCCTCGCCATCGGGACGTGCGTGCACGCCATGTGTGAGGCTTGGGTGAAGGGCGGGTCTCCGGTGGAGGTGCTCGAGCAGAGCATCGCCGCCGAGACCGTCACCGACCCGGTGTCGTTCCGCGCGCGCGCATCGTCGGCGTACTCGGCCTTCGAGTTCTGGTGTAAGGGCACGCAGCTCGAGATCATCGACTGTGAGGTCAAGGTCATCAGCGAGGCGCACCGATACGGCGGCACCCTGGACTTCATCGGCAAGCTCGACGGCAAGCTCGTGCTCGGGGACTTCAAGACCTCGAACTCGGTCTGGCCGGAGATGCTGTGCCAGTTGGCGGCCTACGCGAAAGCCTACGAGGAGACCACCGGCAGCAAAATCGACGGCGGGTACCACCTGCTGCGGTTCTCGAAGGAGAACGGCGACTTCGGCCACCACTTCTATCCGTCCCTGGACGATGATGCCTGGCCGGCGTTCCTGCACCTGCGGGCGCTGCACGACTTGAACGAGAGGCTCAAGAAGAGAGCGGCCTGATCCACCCTCGAGTCTGGCGATACCCACTTCGGAGCCCGGCCCCGTCCAGACAGCCGGTACCTTATGACGCTACACACACACGCCGGCCCGCTGCCCACGCACCAGTATGTCTGGGTCGAGCCCAACGCGATCGGCGACCACGGCTGGCTGCGGGCGGTCTGGTTCGGGCTCACGAGCTTCCCCGGGCGCGCCTTCGGCTGCCATGTCTTGCTGGAATCCGGCGCGGTCTACCGCAACGTGCCGCTACACCAGCTCGCGTCTAGCAATGAAGTCGACGAGCCGTGGACGCCGGCGCAGGCCGCGACCTGGGACTGCTACGGGTACCAGTTCTCTACCATCGAATACCCGTTCCTGCAGAGCATGAACTGCCGCGTGCGCCTCCAAGACAAGTCGGAGCGCCGCGGGATGTACCTTTTTACCGTGGCCCCGGTCGGCGACGCATTCAGCGCAGCGCCAGAGCAGAGCAAGGAGTTTTATTTCATTCAGCTGGAGAACGGCCGGTTCACGGCGCAGCCGACGAACCATGTGCTCATCGAGGATCGGTCGTTCACGACGGCGCTGGAGTGGCCCAAGTTCCTGCGCCGGCAGAATGAGTGGCACAGCGCGGAGGATTCAGAGTGACCATCGAACTCGACGACTGGGACAGGGAATGGCTCGCGCGCGCGCACTCGGAGTCAGAGTACCGGGCGAAGGTGAAGGAGCTGATGGAGCGGTGCGCCGAGTACGCCGCCGAGCTCGAGCGGCTGCGCGGGCAGCGTTCCGGCTGCGGCTACCCCGCGTGCATGGTGGATGACCGCTGCGCCCG